CTTCCATACATTATAGGAAGTAACGCACCTTACCCTTCTATTATACTATTACTTCCTATATTCTAGCAATTATTATTTACCTAATCTTGCACAAAACATCCACATCCACCAATATCTTGAAAATCTATGTTTTCTGTCTGGTTGCTTTCAATTTCTTCCCTTAATTGCTTCAATGTGACTTGCTCATTCTCTGTCTCTTTATATTTCCCACCTCTATGATTAACTTTCCATACTCTTCTACTTCTCTTTAATATACTATAATCTTTTCCTAGAAATTCTCTCATTTCTTGTTCTTTTTCCTCATGATGTCTATACAATTCTGGTTTCTTTTCTAACAAGTGTGCAAAGTGACCAAATCCTGCTCTTACACAAAACCCACCACAATTATTATGACTAAAACCTAATTCATACAAAGAAGGGGTTTTAATACCTAGTTTATTCAATTCATTTAACATATCTTCCTTTGTTAAATAAGGTTCTTCACACATAGGAAACTTTACTTGATAAGGTGCATAACTTTCTTTTGGTTTCTTGGTTCTATGCTCTTCCGTCCAATCAATCCCAAGATAGATAATACATTCATCTGGCTCAAAGTTAGAATGCAACCACTCTTTAAATACATCTTGTTTTAGCACATGACTACAATGGGCTAATCTGGAGTTTCCAATAAAACGTTTGTCTTTGAATACTTCCCATGGGTTTCTACCATCCGCTAAATAAATATAATCAACATCCATTTCTTTCACTGTTTCATTAATGAAACGATATAAGTCAGAGTCTTCAATTTTCGTATCGGTGAAGACTAATAAAACATTTTCCTTACCAACCTTTTCAACTACTCGTTTTGCAGACATCCAACTACCAATGCCACCAGAATAAGAAATAATATGTTTCACACTAAAACCTCTATTCGATCAATATGAGCAGTCACAAAATCATATCCCCTAGCAGGTTTGAAGGTTAACAAAATCCTAGACAAATCAACCATATCCTTACACTCAAACCCATCTTCTTTTAACTTCTGGTTATCGTTTGCGGTAATGATGGTTAAATAGTATTTTTCAATCATTTGTATTCACCACCAATATAGGTTTGGTTAACAGTCTTAACATTTCATTCAAAATAGATAAGGTTTCATCTATATGATGACTATACATACAATCCTTTGTTTCTTTGTTCACCTTTATAATTTGTTCAATAATTGCTTCTACTTCATCAATCGGAAAATCGATCTTTTCAATATGGGTGTTATTTGGAGTGATTAATTTTTCAATCATGCGGAATTTCTCCATAATATTCTTCTAATCGTTCATACTGCTCAACCAACATTTCTAATTGTTTTTCCAATGGCAGCTTATATTTCACCATGTTTTCCGTTACTCCTAAAATGGAAGCGACTTTCTGAATCAAATTATCTTTCTCCATATAGCATGTCCTCCAATAATTTTTGATAACCTTTGATGTGATCAACATTTTTATCACGAAAAGCCTTCAATAAACCAAATTCTAACCAAGCAGGTATTGCAGGATTATCGAATGTTTCCATCTTTTCTTGGTCTTCCTTTCCCCTGATTCGGAATAGTAATACAATCAATGTTTTCCCAATAGAGTAGACGTTTTCGTCTTAAGGCTAGACGTCTGGTAATCCCATTTGCATCGGCTATTTTTAATTCTTCTTCTGACAACCCCTGATGATTTTTTCTAATACGATTTCCCGCCATGCTTATAACTCCGGGTTTTGTTATATTCCATCTTCTCTAAAATGGCTTTTTCCAAATTCAAATTCATACTACCACAAAGATCAAATATCCGGATACACACATCCGCCAATTCTTCCGTTACTCTATCCCAACCTTCACCCCTTCGATCTGCTTCCATGGCTTCACTGACTTCCCCATGAATCAAACAAAGGATAGTACCCATTTCTCTCGGTTGATCATGCCACCCTTTTTCTTTTGCGGTTTCAAATGCTTCCTTACATAAATCAGGTATACTAATAATACTTAATCCCATGTCTACATCCTTCCAAATCCATTTTTCTTTATCCATTACCAAAACCTCACGATGATTATAATATCTGCTAGAATTCCAACCACTAAATACGTGTACAAATACGCTTTATCTTTTTTCATCGGAAAACCTCCTGATAAAAGTTTCAACGGATTGAACCACTGCTTTATATTGCTTAAACTCCTTTTCCAGTTTTTCATATTCTGCAATGACTTCTTTACAGGTTTCATCTAGATTTTTATTTGCTTCCTGTAATTCTAGATTTTCCTTAAATACCGGAAACCATGATTTATGTCTAAAATCTTTTAATCGCTGCAAAAGATATCGATTCTCACCATCTAACCTTTCAATTTCCTTTCTTAATTCACCATTTTTTAAAACAAGTCTTACATTTTGTTCTTGCAAATGTTCAATATACGTTTTTGTTTTCATCTCTTTTCACCCTCCTGCATTTACTTTCAATACTAGCTAAACTTCTATCCAATTTAATCGCACACTGATAAGGAAGCATTTCCCCGTTAATCACTTGATGAATAAAAGGAACTTCCCATTCTTCCCAAGGTTTATAACTTTCTCTTGCAGATAAAACAGGTGGGTCTATCTTTATTACATCTGTATTTTCCCCACACTTAGGACAATGAGGAACCTTTCTTTTTCCCACCTGATTATAAATGGCAAATGTAAAATCATGGCATTCTACACATTTATACCATCTTTCATTATTCGTTCTTTTGGTTCTAACCTGCTTTGATCTCGAATTGGTCATCTAGTAACACCACTCCACCGTTTACTTGTTTTGGTTTTAAATTCCCGGTTACTCGTAAGCCTACCTTGAAATTTTCAAAGGTTACATTTTCTTTTGCTCGTTCACTCATACCTGCACATTTTACATTTAAAATAGTGGTGGTTGCTTCCTCTGGTTCGCATTCTACTTTTATGGTGATGATTTCTCCATTTTCCTCTACTTCTATTTCTTTTGCATAAATGTCTTCTACATAGGTTTTCTGTTTGACGAATTTAGCTCGTTTAAACGTGCTTTCATGTTTCCAGTAACCTAGTTTCTTGCTATCAATAATATCTGAAATAACTTCCGGTATTTCTGTACCTTTTATATGGATGCTATCAGTATCACAGTATAGGATTCTATCGAAACACTTTTGTGCGGTTCTGATGGTTACCTCTCTAGCATAACTTGTTACAAAAGTTGCCATTGGAATATAAACGGGGTCTTTGGTTTCACGATCTCCCATTTCAAAACCTATTGCACCATTTTCTTTTAAATACGGAAACTTACCCGTAACATCTGGTGAACTTCCAAATTTTCCATAGAGTGAATTCAACATCAATTTAGCGAGTGCTTTTTTGCTACCGGATTCTGTGTTTTTAATATACATCCATTTATCAATGAAGTTTTTAAACAACCCAAACTTTTGTCTAAACTTAACACCATCCAAGTATTCTAAATCCTCTAGAATATAGTGATCTAGTATTAACTCTAAATCGATGTTGGTAACAAATAATTCTACTATTTCCCCATTACTTGTTTCTAGATAGTCATTCTGTTTTACTTTTAACCGTCTTCTCGTTTCTGCATCTTTGATTTGAATAGTAGGAATATGATTTTCTTTTATTCTAAAACTGCACACTAAATGTTGAATGTATAAAGGGTAATTATCATCACGTTCATACTTCCCGCTAAAATAAGTAGGCATCCCATAAGGTAACCAACGATCATAAAGGATATAAGGGTATAAACTATTGACATCAAAAACTAACCCTTCCCCTATTACTTCATTTTTAAATCGTTCATTTACCCATGTAAACCCACCACGATAAGCCTTTCTTATTTCCTCGTCTGCATCTTCACTTAACACCGGGAATAGTTTAGTAAATAACTTTTTACTGATGACTGCCTTGAACCCTTCTAAAGAATCACTTCCACATGTCATCCGATCAAGACCTTGATCAAATTGTATTTTTAAGGCATCTGCCACAATTTCAATGTCATTTTTTATATACGCATATTCTTCTTCTGTAATTTCATGTCCTATAGGACGATAGGCATCGTAATCAATTTCACCCTTACGCAAATCTAATTTAAAACTTTTTGCAATATCTTTTACTTTGAAAGGAAGTTTTTTCAAGGAATCATAAATCACTGTATGTAGTTTCTTTGGTTTCCCTTTCGGTGTTTTGGGTTCTGTATATCCATAACAAATATCGATCATGTACCATTGACCCATTTTGCTAATAATTGTACTAAATGTATTTTTCGTTTTCGCTTCACGTTCCCATGTAAATCCGTTTTTTAGTAAATAGTTTACAATAAATGCACCATCAAATTTAAGGTTGTGGAAAAACAAATCAGCTTTTATTTTCTTACACCACATCATAAAATCATCTAGATTATTGCCGATTTTAAAGTTTGACTTTTTCCCAATTTCCATCCACCCATAAGCCCACACTCTACAATCATTTGGGTCTGTGGTGGTTTCAAAGTCACAACTAAACTGTTTTCTACCCACGCTTTACTCCCCTTCCTTTTAGATTATAGGAAGGGTGTTAACTACTTTCCATTCAATCACCTCCTTAAACCTTATCCGGAAAATCTTTTAATAAACGTTCTTCATTTGCATAATGGCTTAAGGCTAGACGAATGGCTGCAAGGTGTCCATCGTCTGCACCTACTTCTTGACCTTCACTATCAAATAATTCAAAATCAAAGAACTCCAAAAATTCTTTGTAAATATCATAGAATGTATCTGGTGACATACTATTGATCATGTCAACGATTTCCCTTACTACTTCTCTATCATTGAAGGAACCTTCAATACTTTTAATATAGTTGTCTCTGAATGTTCGATCACGTTCATTAAAATGTTCTGGATTTGCACGTTTTGTTAACATTTCTAACCTCTGATTAAAATTAGTTCTATTTAAGTCTTTCCAATCTTTCATTTTTGGAATATCTAATTTGTTCGGTTTTAAGAATATCTTTTGCTGCTCGGTGGTGGTTTTTGCATAATGTTCTTCTGCTAGTCGAATGGCTTCTTTTTGCACTCGCTCATATTCTTTTACTTCTTTTTTGGTAAATGCTTGACCTAAATCATTCTTAACAATTTTATAATCATTTTTCAGACCTTTGTTAAACTTGTTAATGTCTTCTTTAAATGCGTTAAACTCTTTACGAGATTGAAAAGAAGATAAAGAAGGAAGAGAAATTTCATCCGTTAAATCAATGTTATGTGTTTTCTGCAACCTTCTTATTTTGGCTTTTGCATTTCGCACTAAACGTTTATACTCTTGTTCATCCTTTTTATTAATTCTTATTTTTGCCAATGATTCTCACCCACTCTAATGTGTTTTCATCTGACATTTTTCGTAAAGCATATTTGTATAGATCATCTTTTTTCAAGATCACGTTTTTAAACTTTACATGAAATCCACGTTTTTCAACTTCCTGATAGAAACAAATATCAGACACCAAATCTAGATTATACGGTGTGCCCTCTAACAGTGTTTTAATTCTTTTCTTATATTTTTCCCGGTATTCTCGATACCCGTTTAAGTATTTGTTTAAAACAAACTCACTAGAAAAGAAAAATGCGATTTCAGAATTTGAAACCGCATATTTGCTTTCCCGGAGATTGTGATAAACACCCCTTTTTGTAGCAGGCATTTAAACCACCTCATTATCCAACCATTTGAACTTTGATGATATCACCGTTTGTACCTTTTTGCTTGTTTACTTTCAGTTTAATGTTTTCCCATTCAGGTGTTCCGGGATAACCAAAGTTTTGAAGTAAACGAACAATAGTGAAGTATACGGTTTTAGAAGAAGTAACAAACACTTGCTTGTCTGGTGCGATTAGGTATGTTAATACACCGTATTCAATAGCACCTGTTTCTTCATTGATCTTGTCATATCGGCGAGTGATGATGTCTTGCACTTCAATGATTTGACCAACATGATCTTTTAAACCATTACCAGAACCTTCATCACCTTCTAACAGATTCATTAACCAGATTTTATCCGCTCTTGTTTCTGCTACAACAGATGAATAATCTTTGAATTTAGCTTTGCGAGAAAATTTACCGTCTGCACCTTGTACGATTACAAAATCATCGTTTTCAGATTTTACGATTTCTGCTGTTTGGTTTTGTGTAGCTGCGATTTCGTTTACTTGGTTTTCAGTTGTCATTTTAATTTCCACCTTTTATTAGTTTAGTTTTTAATTTATTTAAAAGAGTTGGGGACTCCTTTTAAACGGGTTCATTATTCAGCTTGTTCCGGTTGGCGTAAAGTCGCAATTTTCAAGAACTCTTCCACTGGCAACTCATAGACTTCTGTTTCTGCAAATATTTCAAGAATGGCAATTGGTTCACCGAATTTTTTATTTAGCTGCTTTTGGGCTGCTTCCTGCTTAACATTACCAACAAGAACTTCTTCCGGTAATTTTACGATCTTTACTTCACCATTTTCTACTTGCATTTTCGCAATGCGTACAGTAGTTTTGGTAATTTCTTTTGTCATCATTTTTCTACTCATAAATGATAACCTCCTATTCTATGATTTTGTTTATGTAGATTAGCTCGTCCTCTCTACATTTACTAGTTTACTATGATTTACCACATCCGTCAATAGATATTCCTAAAAATGTTCTACAAATTTTTCATTTATTTTTTCGACAAACATTTTCGTGTAGAACATTATTAGTAGAATAGTATTAAAAATGTACCACTTTTTATATAAATACTGATATATCAATGGTTTATTGTTTCCAGTATTGGTATAATTAATATTGTAATAGAAAATAAATGAAAAGTGAGGGTGATGGCAAATGCCACAATTAGATAGAGAATCTCATGAAAAACTATTAAATGAACTATTAGACCCGGAATTGGAAGCATCCAAGAAAACCGATATTTTGACTCAAATAAGAGATAACTACACCGGGTTCACAACTGAATATGAAACACTCAACCAATCAGCCGAAAAGCTGAAACAAGATAACGCTGATTTAGTAATCAGCAATAGTAAATTGTTTAGACAAACAGGAGTTTTAGGAGACTCTGCAAAACCTAAAGAGGAAGAAAAGAAAGAATTCTCGCAAACGATCAAAATTAGTGACATCGAAAAACGACTATAATATAGAAAGA